ATCCATATCCAATCCGAGGATCAGTTGGTCGCAATTGGCAATGATGAGTGGAGTGTCGTTATTGATTAGGTGGTTAGCCTCAAGAACCGTGCAGACTGCCCCTTCGGTCTCTGAACTCAGGTATACGGCTGAAGGTATGTTGTGCTCCTTACGGGTGATGAGAAAGGTCGTGCTCGGCTGCTTCTCAGGCCTCAAGTTCACAATGACACGCTGGATCATGGGTATGCCGCAAACGTCGATAAGGGGCTTGGGCTCCGTGTAGCCTGCATCTGCGAAACGCTGGCCCTTGCCGGCCGCTGGGATAACGATATTAAGCATTGGAAACCTCCTCGCCCTTCTTGGTTACTTTGATAGCTGCCTTGTTCTTGTCGTACCCACAAAGCCCACACACTACGATAGCGTGCAGGGGCCGCTTGTTAGAGCCGATAGCCATCTTGCAGTTCGGGCATTGGACATGCCACTTCTTCTTCAGTTCCTTCTCAATCTGTTGCTGGTGAAAGTCTTTGTACTTCGACTCGTTTTCTGGCTCCATTACCGTTTGTGCTTAGGTGAATTAGATACGTCCACTCGCCCCTCGTTCGATATGGTGAGATACCAACCCTGGTACTCGGCTCCCCATATCAGTCCTGGCACTAGCTCTGACCACTTGAGATCCTTAAAGTAAACTTTGTTTCTAAGGTCTTTTTCAGTGGGGGCCGAGAGCCAGTGTACTGCGTCATCAAACTTCGGTTTTGTCATGGTCGGTGATTAGCTTCATACGCTCGGCCTTATCAGCTATCCGGCCCAATACCTCGTCGAAACGCTCAAGGTCAACATTGAACTTACGCTGCTGGAACTGCTGGGTTACGGTGGCCGTCCAGCTCACGAAGAAGACTGCGAACACATGGGCTACGAAGCTAGTGACGAAGAAGATGATTATAAACTGCTCTGTGGTGAGGTTACTCATATTGCTTTCGGTCTGTATCGACCGCCTGGTTAATCTGCTGGTTTAGGTTGAGGGTCAGGCCTCCTGCGTTCTTACTCTCTATCTCAACGCCCAGAAGCCTGCCCAACTTCTCATGGAAGTACTTTTTGGTGTCCCAGTCGTCTCCGCTCATATCAATGGTATTGCCTGCCTTGGTGGTCATAACCTTTTCCTGCTTGGCCTTCAGCCCCTCGTCAATGACGGTGAGGTAGCGATCCATGCCGAGGTTGTAGATACCCAAAGCTACCGGCATATCAATCTTCGACAGCCACCTGCTCCCCATTACCTGTGCCACCTCCCGTGAGCTGGTACTCGGATAAAGGGTCATGTAGGCTTCCGTGGCATTGTGCCCGTTGGATACCCATTGGGTGAAGAACATTGCCAGATCAACATTGTTGTCAAAAGCTTCGGCTAGCTCCTTTATCTGCTCCGGTGAGAGAGCCATCAGTTTGTTTTCTTTGTTTGAGAGTTTTGCCATAGCCTTATTATACGCCTACTTAGCCAGTTGATCGACCAATATACGGGCGACAATGATACCTGCTGCGAAGAAGAAAAGGAGCCTATAGGTCGATACCCAGGCGTTTGCCTTTCGGATCTTGCGTGAGCTGGAGGCGTGGAGAGCAAGAAGGTCGTTCTTCTTCTCAGCCTGCATGTTTCCAATAATATCGGTCAGCTCGTTAACCTTGTCCTGATACTGGGCAAAGGGAACCATCTTCGAGGCATTGGCCTTCAGCCTACGCTGGAAGTTACGCTCTGCGATTATCTGGTGGTAGGTCTTCACATTGTAGCCGGAACGCCTGATTGTCCTGAGCGTGGTCTCTCCGACTCCCAACTCTGAGACTATGTAGCTGTTGTGGAAGCCTGCGTCGGTCAGCTCCTTGGCATAGACGCATATCGACTGAGTTACTTTCTTAGTTTTCATCCTGTTTGCCCTCCAGTTTACTTAGGAAATTGATTAGCTTGTTATAGACCTTTAGGGTCGGGTTGCTTCTGCCGGTTACGAAACGCCACACGGTGGTATAGGTGAGGCCGCTCATATCCTCGATCTGGCTCTGGGTATAGGGGATAATGGCCTTCTTCAGCTTGAGCCGGTTCAATCGGTCTGGGGTTTCTGGGTTCATCGTGGGCCCTCCGCCGGTGGTAGCTGCTTCTTGAGCATCACATGTATCTTCTCCATAGTGGAGCGATAGTACACCTCGAAAGTCCCAGGCTGCCCCTTGTACTCCCATAGACGGTAGATTATGGCCCTGGTCTGCTGGCTTGGACTACGCTTGTCCTCCTCGATTGAGAAGTCAGTGGTATCGAGCGAGCTGATAATATCGGTGGTCATATCGGTGGCCAGTGCAAAGGCTACCTGGTCTCCCAGGAAGTTGTGGATAGATGCTACCTCCTCCACTCGAAGCTCTGGGGTTTCTAGTGACAAAACCAGGCTCCGATCCTTTAGGGTTCGGTAGCTACGAAGTATCGCTTGGCCTGAGTGGAAGAGTTTGTCGTTAGCCATTACTCTCCCTTCTCTGCTTTAGGCTTGCGATCTACTACCTTAACAAAGTCTTTGGTACTGGCCTGGGTTCCAGGCACTACCTCTTTGTCATTGTAACGCTGCTCAAGCACTCCCTTGATGGTGCTCTTCACTACGGTTTCGGTGTACTCCTTGTCGAGATCCTTCTCCTTGAGCCATGCAATGGTGGCCTCTGGATCTACCACCTTGAAAGTGGTTGAGGATCCCACTGAGATACTTACCTTCTCGGTCTTCCAGTTGTCTTTGTTGGCTTCCTTCAAGGCCTGAACCATCTGGTTTCTCAGGTCTTCTTCGGTCTGGTCAGCAAGCTCCAAAGCTCTGAGATGGTTGGCCATCTTTTCTTCCAGAGCTGCACGGGCTGCCTTCACTTTCTCCTCGATGCTCACCTTGTCGGCCCGTACCTGTGAGATACGCTCGGCAAGTGAGTCTAGTGTCTTAATGTCCATACGGTTGTTTTTTGGGTTGATAGGGATAGGAGGCGGATTGCTCCGCCCCCACTCCGTTTTAGTTCCGAGGGGTAATTGCTCGGTTGGTCATCTCAGATACCAGGTTGTCGAACTCCTGGGACTCGGTGTCTGACAAGTGTTCCCTGATAACTTCAAGCTCCATCTTCTCCACTGCCTTCTTTACGAGGGCCTTGTAGCGGCTGATGATCTTGCTGGTTACTTGCAGTTTAAGGTCGATTGTCGGCATATACTTCTTATTAACCAATTAAGTGCTCTCGCCCTGCTACCGAACGGTAGTCCGTCCAGTAGTTCCCCTAAAAAGGGATATCGTCGATGTTAATGTCTTCGTCAGGGTTGATTGGGCTGCCCTCTGATCCTGCGTCTGCCGGATGGGGGGCTTCCTCGCCGCTGTCCTCATTGGACTTTGCTGGCTGGGCTTCGGCCGGCTTGGTCTCAGTCTGAGCTGGAGCTGCTGGCAGAGCCGCAACGTCAGTCTCGATCTGGCCCTTGGCCTGCTCATAGAGAGCCTTGGCAATGTTTAGAACGTCAGCCTGAGCCGCTTCAGCCTTCTTGATTGCTCCAGAGGCTATAAGTGCCACGACGATATCCTTGGCATAGCTCATGGTCATCGTAGAGGCTGAGGCGATAGCTTCCTTGCGATAGTCACGAGGGGCAAAGCTGCCGCCCTTCCGACCGCTAAAGCCGCCGCTCATCTTCTTGAACTTGTAGTACTGTTGGCCTGACTTGTCGCTGGCTGGCACTAGCTCGCCTTCGACCTCCTGGCCCTCTTTGAACTCTTCGCCCTTCTTGAACCAACACTGTGCTACGGTTTCTTTCTGATCCTCCCCTTTGAGGGTGGTGAACCAGCCGAAAAGCACATCTCCTGTGTCGCCTTTGAACTGTGCTGGGACGTTCTCGCCAGTGGCGTAGTCCTGCTGCATCTTAGGCACTATCTTGGTTACGGTGAACTTTCCCATTGGATTGCTTACTTATGATGTATATAGATATTGTAGCGTGTTATGTTTTACCTTTGCAATAGACCTCCTTCCGTTTCTACTGACTGCTCTTCGGCTTCGTTTTTCGCCAGATCCGCAAAGATCATGGCTAAAGCTTCGAGCTGATGGCGAGGGTAGGAAAGGATGTACTCACGCTCGTCCTGAGACCACTCAATGGTGATATCAACATTGTCCTTGTTGGTGCATCCTTCGGTGTAAACGGTGACTGATCCTTCTTCGTACTTGTTCTGTATGGTGGTGATCTTCATAGGGTTTTTGATTAGTCTTTGTAAGGGTCTAGGGTGGTGACTATCCAGGCGTTTTCGAGTGCTACGCAAGAGGTCATCCGTGTTTCGTGCCACTGTGCCTTCTCCTGTTCTTCTACGAAGTTTCCTTGTGTCTTCGCTATGGAGATGGCCTTCTCTTTGGTGATCGTCAGGGTCTTAAAGTTTTCTTTCTTTCCATCCCAGGAGAAGCACTCGCTGATCTTATATGTGGTAGTAGATCCCTTGTACTTCTCATTGGTTCCCGTCCGCTCGATCTTTATGTAGGTGGTAGCTGGCATGTGCTTTTCTTACTGTTTGATATTACTATTGTATTGCAAGTTTGCAACGGTGTCAAGGGTACAGAGCCCCCTCCGTCACTTTCTCCAAGTTTTACAGATTAAAAACGATAATTATAACATCCTTTTGTAAGCCCCGTTCCAGTACGCTACCCAAGGCTGAAAGCCCTCCTCCACATACTTGATGTAAGCGAAGTCGATGTTGGTCTTAGCGTCGAAAAGTGCGGTCTCACAACTCTCCTTATAAAGCTTCTCAACCCGTGGGCAGTGGATGGAGTTGATCTGGGCAATGCCACGGTCAATGGATCCGTCCTTATTGGCTGCGTTCACACGGTTGGGTATCAGTCCGCTCTCAGCCTTGAAGACTGCGAGGGCTGTGGTAGAGGCGTTACCAAACTTCTGTTTCACATAGCTCTCGATAAAGAGCTTTTCTACGGCCAGGCTCGTCGCCTTCGTATAGGAAGGGCCGCCCTTTTGGACGGCCTGGCCTAGCGTTTTCCCGACAGGGCATTGTTAATGGCCTGGTTGGAACCTTCGGATGCACCCTGCTTGGCTGCTTCCTTAGCTGCATCAATAACTTCCTTGCCATCGGTCACGAAGACTTTTACTTCCGTCTTGGTGATAGGTAGCTCACGGCTCTCGACACGGTTGGTGGCGAAAACGTCAAGCTGATGGTTAGTGAACTTGATACCCTCGCTGATAGCGAAGTACGAACCGGCCGCAAACAATGCGACACCCACAATCTTTACTTTTGTCCCCATTACAGGGATCTTTGGTAGTTTCATATAACTTATTACTGGTTGGTTGTTTCGTGTGTTAGCTAACAACACAAACAGTATACCATACAGAGGGGGGTCTGTCAATGATTATGGGGTCTGAACAGCTTTGAGAGCTTTCTTTTTGGCTCTGGACTCTACACTCTTCTTGGTTATCATGGCGATATGCTCCGCCTTTTTTTCCTCGGAAAGGCCGGCCCACCAATTGGAGCCTCCTTTAGATCCTTTCTTCCTGAAAAACTCGACTTGTTTCTTTGTGTAAAAGCTCATAATGGTTTGATGATTAGGTACTTGACATGGTTGGCAGGCAGTCTAGGGATCGAACCTAGTGAGGCTAGTTTTGGAGGCTGGCCCGTATCCAATACCCTGCCCAGGGGTGAGAGCGGCTACTTGCCGCCCTCTATGATGCGTCTGCGTATGTCGGATGAAGACAGGGTGACTCCATCGTGTGGGAAGTATGGAGGTGTGTAGATCTCTCCGCCCTTGGCAATGATCCAGTCTATCGCCTCGGCCTGGCGTTCCTTCCACTCCTCAATGGTGACGAAGACCTCAGCCTCATACGCCCTTAAGTAAGGTAGGGCGTAGATGCCGGTGCATGGCACAACCTGGTCGATATGCCTGATTGCCTCAAGCACCTCCTTACGCTGCTCAAAGGGCATGATGGGCTCACGGCCCTTGTCGTTTCTTATGATGTCGTCAGAGTTGAGCCCGACAATAAGAAAGTCCCCCTGCTCCTTCGCAAGCTTGAACGCTCGGATGTGTCCGGCATTGATAATATCGAAAGTGCCCTGAAAAAAAACTCGCTTCATTGCGTACTCCTTTAATTGACGTAACTTACAGATATCATAACTAAGCACCCTCTGTCAACTTGACAGACCTGCCTCTGTCCTGCTAGCCTTTTTATTATGGACAAAGTAAGCACAATACTCAACTACGGCCACATAGCCGAACCAGAAGAGGGCGTGAAGAAGCCTCGTCCAAAAAACGAGTTCTATGAGCTGTGCAAGTTTTACTCCGACGTTTTCAATGAGTCCCTAAAAGGAGATAAGACGGGTAAGAAGCCGGTCACGCCACAGCGTTTCATGCGAGACTGCAAGAAGCACAGACGGGATTATGAGCTGGCTCAGCTTGACTTCCATGAGATAACCTCCATGCAGGAGTTCGAGCACGAGTGGAAAGATCCGCAAAAAAGAGCGGTACTCCTGTTCGGCAGGTTAAAAAACAGAAAGCTTGAGAGAACCACTTGACAGAGGGTATAGTCTGTTGATAATCTGTATACATCCACCGAAAGTGGATGCCAGCAACTTTGTCTATCCACTACTCTAAAACTCCGCCCGAACCAATCTCGGTTCACACAGGGCGGTTTTTTAGTGTCCTATTGACAATGCAGGTAATGCGTAGAGTACACTAGTTCTATCCATTAGTAGTGGATCGTAGACACCACCTGTTCCCAGGGAGCCCATACGTTAGTCCTTAAAGGATAGTGGGTAGAAGGGAAGCCAACTGACCGATCCGAGAGCTTAACCGTTCAGACACTTCACCTACATCCGCCATCGGCGGTAGGTAAGCAAAAGCCTTGAGGAGAAGGGAAGGAAGGCCAGGGAGTCTGGGCCCTTGATACTCCAAAACCTTAGCCGGAGGCTTACTCTACAAGGCTCCCTTTTTTCAGTGCTCAGTTACATGGTATGCACATAAAAAGAAGGCTACAGGAGTATATAACTTGTTCTTTTATAGGTTTGGGCGGTTCTTCAGTCACATGAACCATTGACAGAGCCGCCTCTGTTTAATATAATAGATGCAAGATGGTTGAGGCTGAAGAAGCACATAAAAAGAACCATCAACACAACGGCTGTTAGCCAATCCTGGTGAAGATGTAAAACTCACCAACCTTTCTAATCTGGGTTCAGGGGACACCAATTGCACTAAGGCTTATCGGCCGTGTCGCTGTGGGGTAGAGATACCAGTCTCCTGAACTTAGCTTAGAAGTAATTAACAATCCGCCATGAAGCTTATGCTTGGACTTCTCCGCTTCTTCGGACTGATACCTGATCCATGCCCAAAGTGCGGATCAGACCTGAAGTTTGATGAGGGGTGGGGACGGATGGACTGTGAGAAGTGCAACTGGCACGGCTCAGCCATATTATAAAAAAGTGGAGGGAACCTTACGGAACCCTCCTTTTTTGTGACTGCCTTTACTTGGGGTTTCCCCCTTTCCAGGTCTTATGGGCCCAAGACTCGCAATCAGCGTGCCTTGCCTCGCAATTGTCGGCCGTATCAATCCGCCCTCTGCACCGATTGATGATGTGGTGGCCTACCAGCCTCTTTTCGCCCTTGGCCTTGGGATCAATCCGCTTTCGGCAGATAGAGCATCGGTTGCCTTGGGTTACTAGCACTTCCAGGGTGAGTTTTCTCCATACAGTCAATGAGCATCGACCTCCTCTAAAAAGCCAGAAGATCCACCTTTCGCAAGTCATTGTAAACCTCCTGCCAGTCCATCTTCTCAGTGGTCTGGGAGCGTATACTCAGCCGCTCGAAGCGTTCTGGGTATGCACGCTCAAACCATGATAGGGCCTCGGCCGGCTTCCTGTGCCACCAGTTCATGTGGCAGTCGTTGCACAGTGCAATAATGTTTTCGAGCATAGCCCCCATATCGTGGTGGGCTCCTACTGAAAAGACATGGGATCCCTGCAAGGGCCTGTGCATCCGGCACTTCTCGCAAGTGTGGCCTGCCTGGGATCTGACTATCTTCTTGGCCAGCTCGATAGCTTTGGCTGCATAGTCAGGGGCCTTCTTTACCAAAAGAGAGCCGGCCGGCCGTAAGGCAGACTTGGCTCTCAGTGGAGTCCGACGGTTAAGCGGACTTTTTTTCATTACTTGTTTGCCGCTTCGATACGGTTCTGGATCAGGGAGATGATACCACTTGGGATACCGATCAGCGTAGCCAGGGCAATGAAGAGCGGCACGAAGTTAGTCCGTGCGTACTCGGTTATGACTTCCGGCACTCCTGGGACGTTCCAGACTGCCAGCACGAGACCTACCAGGATGCCGCCCAAAGCTTGGACGAAAGTACGCCATCCACGGATCTCAGGTGTCTTTGGTGTTTCGTTCATGATTACTTCTTACTTATTAGCTTAATGATAAAGTCAATTACCTTTTCAAGCAATGTCCGCCTGTCTTCCCGTGGGGTCTCAGGCTCTTTTGCCGGATCCTCTGTAGGCTCCTCAACCGGCTCTGAGGGCTTCTCAGGCTCAGGCTTGGACTCTGCCTTGCCTTCGGCATATCCGACCTCCCTACCGTGATTGTAGGCCGCTTTGACTGCGTTCTCGTTAGTGGCCTTCATCTGCTCTATCTGGTCTGAGGTCTCCTTCTGAAGCTTGGACAGGGACTCTTCCAGTGAAGTGATCGAGCGGCCCTGCTCATCCGACTTGCGGTTAAGCTCTGCAACATTGCTGTCTCGCTCGGCAATCGCCTGGCGAAGCTGGGACACCGAACCTTCGGCCGAAGCCTTCTCATCCTTCCACTGGTGGATCCACTTGTTCTGGACATAGGTGTAAGGACGGTTATAGTCCCCTGAAGCCTTAAACTCAGCAAGCTCCTGGGAGTTTGGCCATCGTTCGAAAAAGGCGATAAAGATGTTGGAAAAGATCTCTTCCATAGTTACTTTGTTAGTTGTAGGTGCAGGTGTGGCTGGAGGTGCAGGCCAGTTGAAGTAGGCCCCTCCGAAGATCTCACGCTCAGGCTTTCCGTATCGCTTGGTTATTGGAGCAATCTCATTGTACCAGGGATCGAAGATGGTGAAGTTCTCGTCGAGGCAGAGCACCCAGTGATCCGGCTTGTCGTCGTTTCCTGAGAGGTCAACATTGAGAAGAACCATCTTGCCGGCCCTGAGCTCGGCCTTAATGTCGTTCACTGGGGCAGGGGTCGCCTCACAGTAAAAACGCCACCTGAAGTAGGGTAGCTTAGTCCAAAGCACCAGGTCTTTTGTATAAGCCCCGTGGGAGCGGATATACTCTTCTGCCTGCTGGGGATTGATGGACTTCCCAAGATAGTATCCGAGGGCAACCCCATAAGCGTCAGTGGTACACCCGTACTTGCCGATAGTGGAACCGGCCACGTTGTTCAATAGGTGGTTGGCCCAGGGAAGATCACGCTGTCCGAAAGTGTACTTGACTGTCATAGGATTAGTTTACTTTTTTAGCCAGCTTTAGGGCCTCTTCAGGATGTGCCTGAAAAAAGCGGTCAAGGGCCGTGTTGATAATAGAGGTTAGATCGTTGTTTTTCTTCGAGAGCTCTTCAACCTGGCCCTCCAGCTTGGCGATACGAACATCCTTCCTTTTATCAGCTTCGGTAAGGTCGTCAATCTTCTTGTTCTGAGCCCCGATCAGCTCATTGAGCGTGTCGGTAAGCTTTGCGTTTGCATCCTCAAGGGACTTGTTCTTTCCTCCTTTCCCTTGATAGAAGACATAGGCGAAACCGAAAGAGAGGCCACCTATCGTGGCGATCCCTCCGGCTACGGCTATGATTACGGTTAATATATCCATCTCTTTAATGATAGGCGAGTTTCGCAAAGATTATGAGCGGCCGGTCAGCGTTCTCATTGAAGAGCGTTCCAGGTGTGCCGCCAGTATCTATGAGCGAGTTGAGGTAATAAGTCGTCTTGGAAGTAACCTTGATAGGCTTGCTCTTTCCGGCAGGGGAACCAGTACCAGTGCCGCCACTATAGATGGTGAAACCGTCCGTATAATGGAAAAGGGTCTCGCTGTTATTGGCTGTCGAAAGGGTCATTACCACACGGATGTTGGTTGCGGAAACCGAACAGTAAGGCACTCCGTGATACCCGAAGTCCTCATAGGATCCGATAGGAAGGACGATGTTCACGCCACCCAAGTTATACCAGGTGAGCTTTGAAGGGCTGCCCTGGCTACGCTCGGTTGTGTCGATAACGAGAAGCTGCCACTTCGAGCGGTCTGCTGGGAAGCCTAGAGGCTGCGAGTTGGTCGAGAAGCGGAAGCCGGTAATAGGATAGGTAGAGGTGTCCAAGACATCATAGTTGGCGTTCGCATCGTTCAGGATGGTAATAACCTTCACCGTAGTATTGGTGGAGAAGCTTGGCTCGTCACAGACATACCCGTATCGGCGGATGCTGTTCTGGATCCAACTTACCTTCATACCTTCGGAAAGCATTGAAGTAAGGTCAACTCCAGCAAAGGAAAGGGTATAGACAGGATCATCGGCCACAGTCCTAGTGGGCACGACTGCACTGTAGTCGTTCCATCCAGTGGCAGGGGAGTATCGGTATCCGAGAGGTGAAACCACCTGGAAGTCAGTACCGTCATACAAAAGCTGGTAAACAACTCCTGGCACTAGGTCTCCATCGTCAAGGGCTATCAGTCCGGCAGAGGAGGCCTTCTTGATGGTCTTGGCCCCAAGTGAGTTCACGTTGATAGTGGCCCCACCAGTATTGGCGGTAGCCGGCTTGAAGTTCACACACATGCCAGTGACATAAGCGGCCGGAACTGGAGAAAGGGTAATGACATAGGTATCATTGCTTCCTGCGTCCACTGCGTACCTGTGAGCGTCAATCTTCTCAGGCTTGTGCTTTCCGTCCTGGGCGTGCTCCAAAACGAGAGCGTCCACGGCATCGTTCCAGGTTATCTCAGTCCAGGTTATCTCGACGACTGCACCAGTGCTGTGTGCCTGTCCCTCGGTTCGGACTGCATTGGTAATACGGTTGTTTCCTGGGTCGGCCACGCCAGTAATATCCTCACGAAGCTGAGGGGTTGGCTCCCCGTCAGAGTTGAGCCGGTCAATGGTAATTGTGATTGCGGTATCGGTAGGCAACTCGGCAACGGCCACTGAAGGAAGTGGGATATCCGTACCTGAGTCAGTGATACCTGGAGCTGAAAGCGTCGTGGAAAACGAGCGTTTCACCTTTCGGAACTTGTCTGTGTTAGCTGCTGACATATTGGTGGTTTAAGAAAAAGAAAAACCCCACTCTGAAAAGAGCGAGGCTCCCTGTGTGGAGGGTTGCTTAGCGTTATTATACTTCCGAGAGAGAGCTAAAGTAAACATTAGCGTCTCCATTGTGATGGGGCTGACTTCCGTACAGGTCGGAGATCAATCTGCCACTTAACTAAAGTCCAACGGTCGCTCAGTCCTCCAGAGCGGATGCTGATCTGGATATCCCGAAGTACGCCTTTGATCTTGAAGTTTTTGATGATGGTGTCACCAGTGGCAATGGTCAGTATCCCATTGCTCTCACCGATAAGAAACTCACCAACCAGGTCATTGCCGATACCCGTCGTGCCGGTAGCCTGGGAAAGCTGGTAGGTCTTGGAGAAAAGGGTCTTTGACTCGTCCTTTCGGTCGGTTCCGAAGATGGATACAGTGATAGCTCCCTTGGCACGCTCGATACGGAAGGATCCCTCACGCATCTTTCCAAAGGTCTTGATATCTCCAGACACCGGCAAAAGGCCCGAAGTGTAACGCTGTTCAAAGGCTTCGCCCTCATCACCCTCGAAGTCCTCGGAAAACTCGACGAGCCTGTTTCCTATTGATCCCAGGAAGTGGGTCTTTCGAGAAGCCGTGTTGTCAGTGAACTCACCGAACTGCTTTACCCCTACAGTCCAAGGGCCGTAGAACTGGGTACGCTCACGGTCAAAGACCCAGATCTGGTTGGGATCTCCCACTGCCATAGGCACTGAAAGAAACCACTTCTGCTGGTAGTAATAGGCACAGGCCTTGTCACGGGACTGCTGGTTGATATTGAGGATGGTGGTTCGGATAAGCCGGCTGATCTCATTGACCCGAAGAGTCGCCAAGACACCAGGCTCGTTTCCGAGTACGGTCACACGGGAAGGGTTTAGGTAGAGCACATCGTTTTCCACCTCGGCCACGGTCAGGGGTGCGTCCGTACCAACCCCACCGATAATCTTCTCAGGGACAGGAACCGTGAAGGCTGTTCCGTCAATCTCCTGGGTCTGCAAGTCGATCTTCCAGATATCCCCCTTTCCATTGGGAGTTGTGCCCATGATCTTAGGACTGTTCTGGTATGGGGCGATAGCCGATAGCCGAGACCGGCCGCCATACTCAAGCCGAACCCATCCGCCACCGAAAGCAGGGGCGAAGTTTCCAAGGTACACTCCTGCACCCGTCCAATAGACAGTCCACGGGTTATCGCCATCCTTGCCCTCCACTCCCCATATACGGTTCTGGGCCAGACACATCTGAGCAAGCTTTGGGCCCGTGGTGGTGTCGTTGATAGCAGGCTGCACATAGGGGTTTGGGACAAAAGTACCGTCGTCCTTAAAGGCATTGGTATTGGTTTCGCCCACTTTCTTACCATAGCCGGAGACATCATCAATGTAGACGATATACTTCTTAGCTCCTGCCGAGGCAGTCCAGGTAAGGTTGATGGAGTCGCCACTAGTCCAGAGGTCACGCAACTTGTTCACTGCCACAGTGAGCTCTGCGGTCGCCAGGGTCTCACCGATCTCATTGGCTGCCGATACTCGGTAATAGTAATTGTTGGATCCTGCCCCAAGTCCTGAAAGGGTATTGGAGAGGCTGGTTGGGGTAGCAAGACCTGAGTAGCGTGAGGTGGTAGTGCCATCATACCTGGTAAGGTAGTTCGAACCGTTCCCGATATATAGGATATTGGAGATCTGGAGGAAAAAGCATTGCTTGCCAACCGTAAAGGTGATGCTGGCATTGATCTCAGTAATGTCCCCAGTGCTCACATCCACTCGGTAACACTTGCCACCTGCAATGACGATCAGCTCACGGGATCCGTCGGTCTTGATGTACTCAGTCCATCCGTCGATGGAGGCCGCCATAGTGGGCCCGTATTGGCGAGTGCCCCAACGCTCCTTCCATGAGCCGTTGTCGGTAAGCATCTTGTTGATAGCTTCCTTGGCCTTATCCTTCTCGATACGGGTTTCCTGGTATGCGGTAACTACACCGTTGAACTTATCAACAGTGATACTCTGTGGCTTTTTCTTGCCTCTGCGTGCTGTTACGGGCGTAATCATGATTAACCTCCAAAGCCATAGCTGGTATCAATATGCTCCTCGACCTGATCCCTCTGCTGCTCAAGAGCCATGATGTTTTGCAGTTTCATAGTCTGCATCACCCCAATAGCCTCGTTCTTATAGTCAGTCGCCCGATCTGGATCATCCTCAGCGAAAAGGTCTGCGAGCACCTGAAGGAAGACGAAGCGAGGGTTGCTCATCTCGACCACATCATCCTCACCAGATAATGGGGCACAAGTCTTGTAATAGGGGTAGTCGATGGTAGCACCACTCTGGTAGTTGGCCCCCATTATATTGATCTTGTATCCGCTCTTTCGGTTTCCAGTCACAAAGGCGTAGCGGCCGGCCTCGCCACTGGCCAGGAAGCGTTGAACCTTCTCAGGGCGGATATAGTCGTGCTTGTATTGCTGGCCATCCGTGTCGGTCACGAAGACGAAGCCGGTAAGCCTTACGAAGTCGAGGGGGGCATCATACGAGTATGTGCCATAAACCCAGGTCTTCATTGCCGAGATAACGGTTGGGCCGACTCCATCTGAAAGCTTGGTGTAAAGCTCTGCCCATCCCCCAAGTTCCGTTCCTTCCTGCTCCCAGACCTCAATGGCATCATTGGCCAGTGCAGTCCGAAGCATCCAGTCATCAGAGGTGGTGTCAGGAAGTATGGTATCGGTAGTGTCGTACTTTGTGTGGATCCTTAGCTGTAGATCCGACAGCGTTGTGCTGAACATAATAATAAGTTAAAGAAGTTTTTTAGCGAGCCTGAAGGTTGGCTCAGAGCCTTTCGAAGATGTGCCAAGATCTAGCTTGGTGGTCTTGGGGGCCGATTGTTTCACCTTAAAGGTAACATGCTTTGCCTTTTTGCCCTTGCGTACAGGGCCGCCCACTGATCCGCCAGTCGTAGTGGTCTCGCCAGTGGCCTGGTCTCCCTGGTCATAGGCCCCGAACGGATTGTTGTCATCCATAGCCAGGATCTCAACCACTCCCTTGTCAATCTTGGTAGGCTGGTTTCCAAGTATGACGATCTTTCCGGCCGAACCGATATCGCTCAGGTAGGAGGAAAGCATCTTTATCTTGGCTTCCTCGTCAAGGGTATCGAAGTTCGGATTGGTGGCAATGGCATTGAAGACTGCCTTTGACTTCTTCCCGATATAACGCTGGAAGGCAGTGTACTCTTCAGGGGTGAGCTGGTGATCCTCACCGTTGATCTTATACTTCTTCTTAGCCACGGTAGGGGCCATGTTGGTCTCTCCAGAGCTTTCGTAAAGGTCGAGTACCATCTGGGCTTCAGGGGTAGCGTTCATCTTCGAAACAAAGGCCGGATTGATGAAGGTGTTAAAGAAGCCGTTGCTGTCATCCTGGTAAAGCTCCTTCTTGTCACCCCACACGGTCATCTGAGGCTCAAGGGTAGTGGAGGCTCCAGGGATACGGTTCAGAACCTTACGGCCGGCCTCACCGAAGAAGGACGGGTCATAAGTTGATCGAGCCGTATTATCAGTATACTGCCGAAGCTGGTTCGACACACCAGGTATGAAGGAGGAAGGAGCGTCTTTGAGCGGCTGGATCAGAGCCTCGGTAGGAGAACTGTAACCACCGAAGATACTGCGGACTCCACGAAGCAATCCTTGGTCTGAGATGGTGTCGGCTCCAGCGATAGCGGAGTCAATGAAGGTGGTTCCTGCTCCCTTTGCCTTGTCCAGTCCGCTCTTCTGATCCTCGGCCATGTTAGCCCCCATAGAGAGCTGGATAGCGGCAGGCTGAAGCCAATCATAGTTCATGACGCTATCGCCTTGCTGGGCCTTGGCTGCTTCAGAGTCAAAGCCAGAGGCCACATACCTCTTCATAGCATCCAGGTTGATACGGAAGCGGCCGCCTCCCGATCCGCTCTTCACGGCCTCGATATCGGTATCCTTGTCTCCCTTACCAGTGATAATACCGTTCTTGGCTAAAACGTAGCCGGTTGCGATAGCACCAGTACCCACGAGTGATCTGGCCATCTGCTCAGCGAACTTACGCTGGCGGATCCGTGGATCTTCGGCGGCTGTTCGAGCGAGGGTGACTAGGGAGTTGACCATGCCGGCCGGAGTGTAGGCCAGGCCTCTCATAATGATGTTTGCAGGGGTCTTAGGGTACTTCATAACGAAGTCGCCATATCCGAACTCCTGTCCTAGATTGAGCGTCTTCTTAATGCCCTGGAAGGCGTTTGAGATAACATTGTCATCCTGGAAGGTTCGGTAAAGCCCGTCGAAGTGGGCGATCTCCTTAACGCTGTCAGGCACAATCTTATCGGCCGCCTGGAAGCCCTCTTCTCTCATGGTGGTGTTCCACTTTGCTAGAAGCTCCTTGTTTCCCGAAGCTCGTAGCTGGTTCTCCACTGAGCCGGTATAGGCCCCCGTGTAAAACATGCGGTCGGTAGCCTTTAGCTCGACTGAAAGCATCTTGTTGAAAAGCTCACCGGCCTTGCCTCTGAAGGATGGTGTCTTCGGAAGGTCGAACTGTGAGGCATAGTTAGCAGTGTCCACGCTTCTGAGAGCGTCCTCAAGCCCTAGCTTCCAGCCCTGCTTCATACCTTGGCCCTGGGCCCTTAGAGACGGAAGTGCCTTGGTGCGGATACCAGTCTTGGCACTGAAGAGCATATCAAGTCCAGTGGCCACCACATCGGATACGTTCTCAGCTCCCATGAAGCCGACGTTACCCACTATGTTTCTGATAGCCGTCTTTGGGTTAAGAAGCTGGGCCATAGTCTGGAAGTCTGCGAACTTCTGTCCAAGTGTAGGTGGGATGATACGGGCAACCTGGTCAACCAGCTTGGCACTCTCGATATCCTTCTCACGGGTGAACTTGGTAAGCTCGTCAACCTGCTTGGCCAGGGCCTTCTGTCCCTCTTCGTCCAGTTGGTCTGCACTGGCACGGAGATTGTCTACTGCTGAAGCCAGGGCACTTCTCTGAGTGTTCATCTCCTGTAGCTTGGCCGCCTGGGAAGTAATGGCCTCACGCTGGGCGGTCGTAAGCTGGATATGGTTCTTCGTGTTCTTAGTCAGGGCGTTGACCCTTTCGGCCGTCCGCTCAGCCCATCTCAAAGCACCGGCAGGAGTAAGCCGAGAGTACATTGCTAGGGCCTGGTTAGCCTGACCGTAATCCTTGGCCTTTCGAGCCATGTTCTCAGCGATCTCTGCGGCCTCGTCTACCCTACCCTTGGCAATGAGGTCGTCCATAAGCAGGAGGCCTTCAGCCACGCTGTCTGCGGTCTGTGGGGCGGATCCCTTGGCACGGGCCAGAGCTCCCTCGTAATCGTCTCCCACACGGGTGACTGCGGCCTCAAGGGTGTCTTTGTTAGTGATCTCATCAAAGGAGGTATCCATCTTATTAAGGGCATCACGCAAGGCATCAGGGGTTTTCTTAGCACCCTCAACCGTCTCGACAAAGCCGAGTTTCTTTCCTGACTGCATCTGCTCGGCCGCCTCGTCGAAGCTGGAGGCAGGAGGTATGGAGCCACCGTCAAACTCTGAGGTGGGGACTGGTGAGCCGTCACTGAAGAAGCCGGCATCCTTTTCGGCCTGGGCGATAACATTGTCAATCTCTGGATCGCCAGTGCGGACTGCCTTTGATGGGACTTGCACTGCGTCTTGTACTGTACTTGTACCCTTTGCCTGGTTCCATAGCTGCTCAAGGTCTGGAGCGTCGTCAACCATCTTGGTAATGGTGGAAGGCTTCTGGCCGGTAAGGTTGGCATAAAGCTTGGTGAAGCCCTCTGCGTCAATGCCTGCTCGGTTCTTGCTCTGGGCGAACAACGCTCGCCACTGCTTTGAGCTGGCCTTCTGGCCGACCATGTGGGAAAAGTCCTCGATGGCCTTGCCCTCACCGTTCAGGGTGGAGATAACATAGCTCATCACTCCCTTGTCCTTTTCGAAGCCCTTTGCCTTCAGAAGGTTATAGAGATCCTTCATGCCGGTAGCGGTTGGCTGGCCCTTGGTCTTTCCAGTCTTGGCGAGTGGTACGGCCGCATTATTGAAGACCTGCTCGGTTTTCTGGAGTAGCGGCTGTGCCAGTTCCTTGAACTCCTCCAAGGTCTTGGATCCCTTGGCTTTCTGGAGAAGGGTCTCGATCAGCTCACGGCCGCCCTTAGAAGAGGCTACCGATCCGATAACCATGCCACCGGCCGCTTTCTCTGGGTTGATGGTGAAGCCGGTAATGTTTCCCTGGTCATCCATAGTAGGCTCGATACCTGCTGCCATGCCGAAGAAGGCGTTAGGATCACGCTCGACAAACTTCTTCCATGCTGCCGCTCGGTTGGCGGTTCGAAGCTCTGGGGTGGCGGCATCTGCGTACTGCATGATCTTGTTCTCAAGATCGGTTCCCTTTAGCTGCTCAGCAAGCCACTCATACTGGTTGTCTGGAACCATCACGCCTCGAACCTCGTCAGTGCCAACCACACGCATCGGCTTTGCTTCGAAGTAATAGGCAGGTTGGTTGGATACATCTTTAAGGAACTTGGAAAGCTCTTTAGCCTTGGTCTCATCTATCTCTGGAACACGGTAGCCGGAAGCCTTCATAAAGGCTGCGTTGGCCTGGATATCGTGAGGCTCCATCTTTCCGGCGAAGTTGGTCTGAAGCTCGTCCAGGAAGTGGTTAAGCTGCTCTGAAGGCGAGTAGCCGCTCATCTCGTCGGACTGCCAGCCCATCTTCTTGGCAATCTTATCGGTCTCCTTTACCAAAGCTTCCTTGGCCTTTGACTCTGCATCAACGCCAGTGAGACGGCCGGTAGCGGCCTTTATGTCCTCAACTGAGTCGAACTGCTTTGAGAGACGGGCCGTAAGAGGAGCCTGGCCGCTGAAGCCGCCCTCCTGCACTCGGACATCTGCACCTCTCATCTGCTGCTCAAGAAGCTTCACATAGTTCTCGGCCGTAAGCGGCAGTTGCTCTTCGAAGTGTGGCTGAAGCTTTTGAAGGTACTCATAAGGATCATCCTCAAGGCCGTAGTTCTTCGCTTTCTTTTCCAGGAAAGTCCAGGTACTCGGATCACTGGAGGCTGCCTGGGCGAAGTCCTCAAAGTCCTCTGCGTTGTCGGCATACTTCTTGAGCTGGGCGTTTTCCCCCAAGATCCTGTCCATAGTGTCGCTGAACTTCTTGACCGTAACCTGCTGGCTTGCGTCATAGGCCTTTTCAATGGCATCCGATAGCACGCTGTGGTTCTCGTCAAAGCGGCCCATCCCCTTAAGAAGCGAGCCCTTTGCATCCTCGACCCTCTGTGAGTTTCCGCTGAGCACACGCTCAAGGCTTATGCCGTTGTCGTTGGCATACTTAACAATGGTCGGATCAGCCTTCAGCTTCTCAATGAAAGCCGCCTCATTGGTGTTCGAACGTGGAACCCGTGGGCTGTATATGTCGTCACCGAAAACCTTGTTTTTCGGATTGAGCTTAGGGTCGATTGTGTCTTTGCCGAAGATAACCTGGATCTTTCCGAAGTCCTCGAAGTCCTCTGGGTTTTTCTTCACGGCGATAGAGGGGGCTGGGAAGCCTCCTGCATCAACTGACTTTTTCAGCTTCTCTGCCGAGACGGTATGGATGGCCGCCAGCTTGTCCGCCTCTTCAATGATATCGCTAGCCGCCTTGGTTCCCTTCTTGCGGATCTCTACCGGCAGTCCAGAGTTAAGCTGAACCTGTCCAGGAACACCCTTGGTAAGACCTACCTCGTACTTTCCAGCACCGGCCTTAATCTCCTTGCCTGACTTAAGCAGAAGCTTTGGAGAGAGGGCTACGTTGGCTGCGGTTCCGAAGAGCATATTGGTTCCGAAGTTCTCCTTTGCCTGCTTGACTCCACCCTCTGCAAGGTCGATAGGAGCCTGGCTAAAGGCGTTCTCCAGACCCCGTACAGTGGACGCAAAGCCCAGACGGGCAGTAGGGGAAGCCTCGATAACCTTGGCAACCCCTGGGGCGAACTTGGCTACTCCAGCCGTAGCTACCGGCACTGCGTCTATGCCTGCTGTTGCGGCCGTAGCTGCAAGCTTGGCTGCACCTACCTTGGTATTGTGGATCGACTCATCAAAAGAGTGGCCCAACACATCACGCTCAAGATCGGGCCCATTATTATCACTGGCGAGCGAGAGAAGCTTCTTGGCCTTCTCCTTGTTACCGGCCTTTCGAGCTGCCATTGCCTTCTGCATGATCTGCTCGTTCTGCTCACGGGCCCTTTTCTTACGCTCCTCAAAGTCATCACCGTATTGGCGAGTGACAATGGCATCTGATATGCCGGAGGCGAACTGCTTTACACCAGTGACATCACCGGCAACATTGCCGACTTTCTTCACTACGTTGTAAGCATCCCCTGCAAGGTCTTTGATGAGTGTACGGAGTCCCATAGCGTTACGTTAACGGATCCCCAACACTAATCTTCTTCGTCGTCTGCGTAGGGATCTTTACCTGTTCTGTTTAAGTTAAGTCCAGCTAGGCCGCCAGTAGTAGAGACCTGCTCACCCGTATAAGGGTTAAGGCCGACAACTGAGCCATCTGGCAGAGTCTTGAAGCTAAGCTTTGTGGATCCGGCCGAACCGATGGAGCTCTTGGCATCCTCAAGTGAGGACTGACGCTCGATCTGCCACTGCTGGATACCAGACTTCCAGGATGAAACCTGGTCATCAAGCTCACGCACACGGTTGATATAGTCGGTAGCGAGACCCTTGCGAAGCTCGGTAAGAGCACGGGCCTTGTCTGATCCGGCCTGGGCCTTCTGGCCGCTGATCTCGTCGATCTTGCTGTTGTAGAACTGGGTGGCCTCGTAGAGCTTGGTCTTTTTCCAAGTCTCGATCTTATTGGCTTCCTGGTTTGCGATATTGGAGATATTGGAAAGGATCTGGTCACGCTGATTGAGCACGTTTCCACGCTCACGGGTTCCAGCCCTGGTAATGATCTCAGAGCCGTAGAGTCCGGCCGAACCGTCAGCACCGGCCCCAAGTCGCATGAGCTGGGCGTTGATGAGGTTATTGGTGTTCTCTTCCAGATCACGGACGGTCTTGGCTGCGTTTCCAGTGGCCTCCTTGGTAGACTGATCCTTCTGTAGGGCAATCTGGGAGGCCTGGTCTGCTGCGGATCCAGAGATGAAGTCCTCATCGGCCTGCTTCTGTCCTGGTAAGGATCCGAGGCGGCGATCAAGCTCTGCAAAGACAGGCTCGTACTCGGCGTTGATATCAGACCTTGTTTGCTCTTCCAGACGGGCTTTATCTTCTGCTGCCTTCTGTGCCTGGGCTGCTGCGTACTGCTCTTGCTGTGAGGTCGCATTGGCTGCCAACTGGTTGGCTGATCCTGCCACCTGAGATGTGGAGGTCGCACCTCCACCACCTGATCCGACATTGGCGTTAACAGTGGTCTTGTTGGTCACTGCCGGAGTAGCCACGGAAGTCCCAGGGGCGGCCCCTGTCGGAACCTTCACGAGCTGCACGTTCTGGCCAGTGCCAGTGCCTTGGCCGGTCTGACCCATAGGAGTCATGCCAGCGTTCTCTTTTCCGTAAGTATTATAAGTAGCCAGAGGCTTTGCACCTGTGGCTACTGTGGTTTTGTTTCCGGCCGTAGCCTCGGAAAGACCCATCTCAGGGAGGTGGAGAGTAGTACCAACTACGTCAACTGTGTTTCCGGCGATCTGCTTGATTGAGTCCCATAATCCCATAAAGCCTCCTTAGTCTTCTTCAGCTTCTTCTTTTTCGGCCTTGGCATCGACTTTGCCGAGGGTTCCCACTTCATGCTTCGCAAAGCACTCTGAAAGGTAGTCATACATCTTATCTTCGTCGGTAAAGACCGTAGGATCTGGGCGGTTCTCCCAGTCATTGGTTTCCACCTGGACAACAAAGCCACCGTTAGCAGGCTCGATACGGACTGACCGTAGCTTGTTCTTGTTCTTCTTTTTTTCGCTTCGATCTGACTTCACTGGTTCTTCGTCGTAAGACATAATGGTTGAGTTAATAACACAAAAAGCCCACCTCGCCAGAGGTCGGCTCCCGTTGTGTTGGGTTGCTATGAACTTATTATACGCTCAGGTCGCCCAAGGTCAATGGCTTTTCCACGGTCTTGTACTCGGTAAGGTCAATCGGCTCGTTCCAAGGACGCTCGGCATCCACCACCCTTTCGAAGAGATCCTTATACTTTCCTACCACATGCTGTATGGCCTTCTCCTCACTCACCACCTTATAGGCTGCATCGGCAATATCAATGCGAAGCTGCTCATCCTCGATAAGCTTTGAAAGGTACTCGACCCACTGATCCTCTGATCCTGCCAGGAAGCCGGTCTTGCCATGCTCGATTGAACGGGCATAAGGGCCGAAGTCAGAGGCGACTACCGGCATACGGGCTGCGGCCGCCTCCTGCCACTTGATATCTGACTTGCCGTTGTTGAACTCGCTGGCCCTGATGGGGCAGATAGCTATGTCGAACTGAAAGCCCTGCCAGAGCCTTACCCAGTCTGAGAAGGTTGCCGAACCGTTACGCTGGCTTGCCCTCTCAACCCCTTCAAAGAGATCTGAGATCATGCCCACGCTCTCGAAAGAAACATTGGGGTACTTCTCCAGCACACGCTTGATAGCCGGCTCAACCATCTCGATATCCGAGTAGTGAGTCCAGCCGCCCCACCAGCCGATCTTTATCTTGCCACGGCCCTTGGGAAGCCCCTTGATCCTTGGGTGGTTGTATCGGTAGAGGTCGATCCCATTGGGGATGACTTCAGGTATCGGGTGCTTGTCAGGTCTCTTGTGGCCATAGACGAACTTGAGGGGGCCGGTCGATACGGTCATGTAGTCAACATCTCTCAGGATGGTGGAGCAATAAAAGAGCTTCATGGATCCAGGGTGGTACTCTTCGTACACCGGCGAGTTCTCATCAACGTCAAACAGGTTGTCGTCGATATCCATAATGAGCGGCACATCGTACCTCTGGGACAGTGCCCTCAGCCAAGCATAGCCACGGGGGTTGTCGATATAGGAACTGAAGATAATATCATACTCGGCTCCTATAGCCTGAAACTGCCTATCCACATTACCGTCCTCGTCCACTACCACATCCTTGATATCTATCTCCCAGTCGGGACATAGCTTCTTGAGGTTGGTCATAGGGTTGACCACTCTCCACCAGTCAACTGAGCTCATCGAGGTAAGCTCCTTCTTGCCCTTCTTAATCTTTCGGAAGTGTGTCTGTACTGCCAGGATCTTCATAGTTTTTTCCTTTAACGTAAGTTTGGATTGTTTTCTCTGCCCTGCTGATCTTCGACTTTAGATCTTCGGCATCTCTGTCTACACGCTCCTGAAAGGCTATGAGCTCCTGCTCACGGGCCTTGATCTCTTCTGGGTCAGTTACGCCTTCACCGGCTGCAACCAAAGCGTCTCGCTCTTTAGCGGCTGCCTCCATATATTGATACTCTTCCTTGTTCGCTGCTATCAGGATGTACCGTAGTTCTTCCAGCTTAGGGTCTTTGCTCTGAGCCGTTACGATATCCTGCTGGCCTCTCAGCCACCGTATCTCTGCCGATGTGTGGGCACGCTCTATCTTCTCTTCGAGCATTACCCAGTCCCACTCCCTAGTTGTGCCTGTGCATGGATTAGTCATAGCACCATTATAAAACAAAAGAGGGCCCTGTAACAGAGCCCCCTCTTGCCTAGCCTAAACCGGCTGCGGCTGCTTAAGCAGAAGCGGCGGTCTTCAAGTTGATGATCCAAGTAGCAACAAGGACTTTCACTGCGAACGACTGAGCCCAACCAATGGTTCCGAAACGAGCCAATGGGTTGTCAGTAGATTGAGGGCCAGGGGTGGTGACGTAGATATGACGCTCATCTCCCTTTAGCTCAACGGTTCCGTAAGAGTCTGCACCGATCAGGAAGTTGGAGTATACCGTAACGGTAGAGGCTTCAGACTTCTGGTCAGTGGTTTCCACACAGCGAGCACCGTGAAGGCGGCCGAGTTCTCCCTTATAGAGTTCAGTGCCATCCTTGTAGGTGTGGGCGTTAACCCATACGCTATCGCCCATCAGGTCATGTGCAGTATCAGGGCCGATAACGAAGACAAAGTATCCGTCGCTGAAGCGGCGAGCCTTGTTCTTCTTGATGTTACGGACTGCCTTACGAAGATCTGAGGCGTTCAAGGTGTCGGAAGCTGCGATAGAGGATAGAGCACCCTTGCTGTTTGCAAGCAGAGGAGTCGCACCTGTAAAGAGCTCTTCACGGATCAAACGGTCAATCGTCTCTGCGGCGTTCTGAGACATAATGCTCGAAGCCTCTTTGATCTTAGGATCAATAGCGGTCAGAGAAACACGCTTAGAGATCTTAGTCCAGTTACCGTACTCTTTTACAGTTACGGAAACATTAGCGGAGCTAAGGTCTACACCAGTTGGGTTAGCACCCTCGGTTAGAGGAGTGGTGGCCCGTGCCAGGGGAAGGTAACGACTAAAGACTACATCTTGACCTTCGGCCTGGGGAAGTTTCCGCTTCTGGGAAAACTGCTCAAGCACGATGGTGTCCATCTCTCTTTTAATGAAGAGACGGTCGTAGTACTTAGTCATCAATGGGGCCAATGCGGTTGTATCGGTCATTGCGATTAAGTTAGCTGTGAACCAACCCCTGAAGATCTATCTGAGAAAACTAATAAGTGTCGTAGTTGGAGGCCTTTGGCAAAGCTCGCTCCATCTCCTCCATAGACATGTTGTCCAGGTCTTTTGGAGTAAGCTTGCTTCCGCCCTTGGGAGTGGAGCCGTTGGCCGGCAAAGCCTGGTCGTCGCCCTGCTGGGTAAGAGTGGCCTTCAGGTCGGTCTGACTCTTCTCGATTGCCGACTGGATAGCCTTCATCTCCACCTTCACATACTTGGCGAAACGCAAGCGAGGATAGCTCTGGAGAGCAACCTGGTAGCCACGGGCGATCATCTTATCAATCTCAGGGTTGTACTGGTCTGACTCGTCGTTAAGCACTGGGTACTTTTCCACAACGGTCTGGCAGTCCTGCTTGATTGAGTTTGCGAAAGATTGGCGTTCGTTCTCCTCGGCAATTACATCGGCGGCCTCCTTACGGGCCATGCCTCTGACATCATCGACTGAGAGCTCATCCTTTTCTTCCCAAGGCATCTTGCCGTCCTTGGGCTGTTGGCGAGTAGGGATCTTGTCAGCACCTTCAAAGATATCCTCTTCCTCGTCGCCAGCTTCTTCGGCTTCAGGCTTCTTTCCAGCTCTGAGGTCTGCCAGCTCCTTCTGGAGCTTATCGACTTCCTTAGCTTTCTTAGATAGATCCGACAGTCTCTTTCGAGTCCTGCGGGATAGGTTCGGGTTGTTAATAAGATCTTTATCTTCTGCTGAGAGGCCGTCATCTTCAGACTGTTCCTCTTCTTCCTTTTTCTCTTCTTTTCCAGTCGATGAGTCTGGGGGAGTATCTTTCTTTTCAGTCCCTTCTTCCGGCTCTTCACCGTCAGGGGTTTCAGTGTCGGGCTGATCTCCTTCTAAACCACCGTCTTGATCGTCATCGTCAGAGGCTTCCAGGGCTTCTTTCTCAATGGCTTTCAACTCGGCTTCATCTTCGGCAGTCCATGCTGGCATATAGGTTCGCTTAGGTTTGTTTATAACTCACTTGGTATTGGCAGAGCTACGCCATACTCCCCTGATTGAAACGGTCGGGAAGATCCGTCCTAGCCTTAACGAAAAAGCCACACTCAAAAAGATGGTGTGGCTCCCTATATGTAGTAGGGTCGCTTACCGTAATGATACGGCACAGCGTTTCTCGTTGTCAACAGAGCTGTTAAACTTCGTCAGGCAGTTCGTTCAAAGAAGAGCCTTCATCCACTAGGTCGCCATCCCCAATAATGCGGCGGACTTCCTCTTCAGTGATACGGTACTTGATCGAGAGATCCACATAGTTGACCGAACCACCCTGGTACTCGCCTCGGATCTGCTCTTCGATTGTGGCATCAATGTTCACTACGGCATTGATCGCATCTACCTTCTTCTGTTGCAACTCGGCAACTTCAGCTTCGAGCTCGGCACGACGCTTCTCAAGATCCTGCACTTCGGTAGGAAGGGTAGCCGGATCATTGTGAGGCAACAGGCCGTGGGCCGCTGCTTCTTCCTTTAAGGAGTTAACACGGGTCTGCTCCTCGACACGGGCCTTCTCAGCCTCCGAGTTCTGGGCATTGAGCTCGTCTGCACGGGCTTTGACACGCTCGGCCGCTTCGATGGCTTCCTGCTCGTTTGCAGGGGTGATAGGTGGGCGGTTGTTACCCTCTTCCAGTGGCTTGCTCACATGAGCTGCCTGGTCGATCTCTTCTTGCTTTGCTTTCTTGGCTGCCTCTGCTTTAGCGGCTGCGGCTGCCTTCTGTGCGTTAGTCTGTCCCATAATACGGTTGATTATTACTTAAGTAGCTGATTGAACTTGCGAACATCCACGGGCGAAACAGAAGCCTCGTAAGGCAACCCCTGCACTATAAGTTCCGATCCCATCTGTGCCAGGGCTAGATCTGGCGGTAATGTTTGCGGCCCCTGTAGCTGGTGCTGAGCTGTCTCTGCCTCTCCCCAAAACTCCTTGTCTGAGCTTTTAGGAAGATGGGCTAGAGTCGGCTTCTCCTTCCGATGGTACTCTGGTTTGTCCGATTGCTGCTGCGAGTTGGTCAACATAATTGATTATACCTAATAGCTGCTCTGCTCCAAAGTTAGCCACCACATATCTTTTGCCGATCTCCTCGTCGCTCATGGAGTCGAGAGGTACGTCCAGCATCTTTTTCAGGTTCTCTGCCTGCTGGCGGATATGCTTCTCAAGGTGGGCGTATGGCGGATGGTGCTTCAGTGAGGCAATGGCGGTCTCTTCAGACTTCCGTGCGTCGATGGGCTTATCATCCATCTTAGGGGCCGCTTTGGTCAACTGGTGGTAGGAGAAGGGGGCTGTCGGCAAAGCCTGCTCTTCCTCCTGCTTTCGCTTGGATGGGGTGGGCATTGGTTAGTGGTTAGGCTGCTGGGATCTCGGATATGTTCATAAGGCTTGGGTCTGCTCCGCCCTGCAAGGCCTGCTGGATAGCCGCCATGATCTCAGGGTCTTTGATCTGCTCAAGCAACGCTGGGTCTATGCCCTCTGGCAAAACCATCTGGGGCTGCTCAGGCTGAACCTGTATCGGCTGGCCCGTCGCTGGATCTATCGGTACTTCAGGGGCAGGAGGGGCCGGCTGCGGCTGTGGAGGTACGGCGTTGGGATCTACTGGCGGCTGTACCATAGGCTGGCCGGTAGCCGGATCAATAGGCACTTCGTCGAGGCTGTCCACATCCTGCGTGCTGGCTTCCTCTGGGGTCTTGCCGCCTACGTTGGTCTGCTTAACGATCTTATCTGGGTCACGGATTGAGGTAGCCAAACTGACCAGCTCATAGAAGAGCTCGCCCACATTGATCTCATAACCCTGCTTGGCTGCGATATCAATGAAGCCGTTGGACATTGCCAGGTTGAGGATGGATGAGACCTCTTGGGCCTTTACATCGGACTGAGGGGCCATCATTGAGTTGAACTCGTGATAGTAGTCATAGCCCATCTTGTTCTTCAGACGCTTAGGGTCGATTGACACTGAGCCGCCCTTGCCCACAAGCTCCTTAACGTCAGGGTACTTCTTCTCGATACGCTTGATCTCGTCCTCGAAGAGACGGGTCATAAGCTTGCCTGGCATCTTATTATTGATGAGGGCAATCCACCTGTCGAAGATATCCTGCACGAAAGTATCCATCATGAAGCCCTCATAGGAGTCACGGGCGTTCTCACGGTCACGCAAGAACTGCACTGCCTGTGGGGTTCGGCCTACGGTAGGCTGAGTGTTGTTCGGGGATGATACCTCGGTCGTGCCAGCCTGGGACTGAAGGGCGGATAGCAAGAACTGATAGGTGTTCTGGAAAGTATTGAGGCCCTGTGGGTTAATGTTCTGCATTGCCTGCACATCACCGTTAGGGTTCTTCATCAGCCAGCGTTCGCCTGGGCCCCACTTGATCGTGGACATCACGGCGTTCTGCCAGTTGATATGGAGAGGTGGGAAGATCGAGTACTTAACCCCGTCCATGTAAAGGTTGATAAGCGAGTTCATAGCATACTGTATGCTCTTGCCACGCTCGAACTCACCCATGCCGATAACAGAGTCTAGGAGTGGGAAACAGTCTTTCTTAACGACTGGTAGCATCCCCTTCACATAGGCATCCTTGACCACACGCAAGATCAGTGCCCGTGAGTTCTTCACTCCTGGCACGGCCGGACACCAGCTTATCCAGGCGTTGAGGTCTGCATTGTACTCGGTAAGCAGGCGGATACGGGCATAGCCCTTTGATCCCTCGATGGTCGGGAAGTTGCGACGCTCGATAAAGGATCTCTGGTCTTCGTCTGCCGTCTCGTCAGTGGAGCTGCCGTACTTGGAAGGGTTGGCCATGTTCTCAGTCCAGTCCTTGAGGTATGAGCCAAGAAGCTCGACTGCCTCCTTGTTCCAGCTTTCGCCCTTCTGGGCCTTGATCCAGTCATAGGAAAGCGAAGCGGCCTGGATGAACCAGCTAGCCTCGTTGAGGTTCGGTAGGCCTGGCTGTGGGAAGCTGTCTCGCATTGCGATAAGGTTCACTTCCGGCCCTACGAAACCAGTGCGGCTGTTCACACGCCAAGGCACTAGGGCGAACAGTGAGCCGTAGACCTGCGAGTACATTGAGGACATCCGTAGCTTCTGGAGGAAACGATACTGCTCGTTGGCCGTCCGCTTATAGTTATCAAGCGAAAGGTTCATCAAGAGGTTCTTTCCGATATCGTCCTCTGAGACTGCCATAGCCTCGCCCCTTGGAAGCTGGGCGGCTACACGGGCTGAGCGTTCAATGACGATGGTTGAAAGCCGAGGGTCGAAGATCTTTGACTTCGTTACCTTGGAGCTGATCTCATCCCAGGGCTCGCCAATAAGAAGGGCCTCTTTCTCATCCAGGCCGTCCCTGATTGTCTGCATGTAACGCCACGAGCTGTTGAAGTGATCCTCCAGGTAATCCAAGAGTTCGCTCTGTGCGTTTACGTCATGCAATGCCTGGTCTAAGAGTTCTATAGTCATAAGGTGTTGAGTAATAAAAAAAGCCGACTAGTGATAGCGGCTCCGGCTCCGATGTTTCAGGAGGGTTGCTTATCACTATGATACGAGGTAGTGCGTGGTTGGTCAACTATTGGGGGCACATCCTCTACACGCTTGGGCTGCCACTCCTGCGGCATTACGGCCCCTCTCTCTGGCATTGCGAACTTGTGACGCTCCTTTGAGACGAAGACCACATCGCTAACGAAGCCGTCGTGGAAGCGGATGGTGGCATCAATCTGGCCAAACTTCATCTTCTGGATCCTACGCTCTAGCTCGTAGATATAGGGCTTGAAGGTCTCTATGGCCTTCTGCAATCGCTGCTCTTCTGGTGATAGTGCTTTGTCCTCCATTGGTTCCTCCTTTAGTTATATCCGATATCAAGTGGTGGCAGTTCAGATAGGGCCTGCTGCACTGAGGCCTGGCTTGGCGAGGCTGCCGCCTCCGGCTTAACGTCTGCGTACAGGTAGAGCTGTATCACTATGGCCAGGGCCATTACCAGGTCGTCATGGGCCTTGGCTGAGGCCTGGGGCTTGCCGTTCAGTACCACGAAGCTGTGAAGCTGCTCGATAGTCCACTCGTCGTAGATACCGAAAGCCAGCTTGTTAAGAAGGTCTTGCAGATCCATGAGCATCTGCTTTCTGCTCGGCTCGGTAGTGATCCAGTTGTCACGGTAGCTGGTGATCTTACGCTCTCCCTTGGCATTGGTACTGAAGATGGGCCAGCGATATACCACGAACTTGCCTAGCCGGTTCAGGCCGTCAAGACGCTTCAGCTCGTACTCCCCTCCATTGTTTCCCTCATAGGTTACGATAGGCTGCACTCCGGTCTGGTCGAAGATACTCTCCAGCACTGGGTGGAGCCGGTTGGTCATGTTGATGGTTCCGTCAGAAGACTGGTAGACCAGTGGGAAGTCCTTGTGGGTCTTCGAAAGAAACTGGGCCGTACACTCATCCCCGTTTCCAGGGGCGGTGTCGGCCGCTACCAATATCTGCTCGCCCTTAACCAGCCTGCGGTATTGCCGCCAGATAGGTGGGGCCTCGCCATGCACCATCATATAGACCCCCTAGCGTCCAGGTCTGAGAAGTCCAGGGGATCAATGGCCATGAACTCCTTTAATGACTTCTTCGATATGCGGTCGGCCTTTGACTCTGCACAAAGCGAACAGTCAGAGCGGTACTTGCCGTCCTGAGTCCTTATGAACAGGTCGATGGGCAGTATCTCTGCACAAGTCCTGCAACGCTTTGTAGTGAGTTTAGCCGGCATGTTAGTAAACTAGGTATTGCTTGATAGGCTCCTTGATAAGCTTGGCGTACTGGCCGAGTGCGAACTTATCGAAGTATGAGTGTCCAGAAGCCAAGAAAGCCTCCATGTCGTTCTCTGGGAACTCCTGGGGTATCAGCCGCTTGTCCTTAAAGCCGAGGCAGATCAGGTCGAACTCGTCCTGGGTATACATCTCCTTCCATCCGAAGAAGCTTGGCCAGTGGGTCACGAGACGCTTCTTAGCCATATCCCAGAAGTCCTTGAACCAGTTGTTTCCGTTGGCCGTGGTCTCCAGGAAGATGAGCCCTGAGCCTACTGCGATCATGTTCGAGGAGCCTTCCACGATCTCTGCTGCCGTCATGTTCTCAGTGTCAGGGAAGTGGGCTGCCTCAGTAAACAGTATGCCCTGCACGGTTCCGCCACGCTCTGCCGTCTTGCTCGATGCAGTACCCACATAGAAGCTCGCCCCGTTGTGCAAGAGCTCTATCTCCTTGTTTTCATTGAAGGACTTATAGACCAGCTTCTTAAGCTTGGCCTCATCCTCCACTGGGTGCAGTCCGAACTTCTTGCCGAAGTAGGACATGAAGTATCGGTGGATCCTTTTGAAGTGCTGCTTTGTGCTCTCCTCCTTATACGAGATCTCCAGGAAGCGGACAGGGTTAACGTCCAGGATCATGAGAGCTGCGAAGATCGCCAGTACCAGTGAGGTGAAGCCTTCCTTACGGGCCTTCAGGATGATCTCACGCAACCCCTTGAAGTTTAGCCCTTCGTTGTAGCGTTCCTTCAGCTTGTCATAATACTTCCGCTGCACCTTCCTTAACCTAAAAGGGACGAGTGCTGAGGTCTCGGCATCGTCCACTAAAAAGTTATCTTCGATGAAGCGGTCTAGTTTCATGAGCAGGCTTCACAGTCTGGATCATTGATCTTGCAGGCCTTGGCCGGCTCCAGTACAAAGTCCTGGTCTTGGCTGATTATCATCTGGTCGGTTGCTGGTTCCATATCTTTGGTTTTATTGGTAGGCCCTTATTATACTACTCCTCGACAACAAACCGCTTGTTAGGAGGTAGCTTGCTCCCTAGCTTGTTGTAATACTTCCTGAGCAATGGGGATATGCCATAGGGGACGTGCATGATCCCATCACGGATAAGCCACTTTGAAACGTCCTCGAAAGGCAGTATGCAACTTATCTTTTCCCTTATGTGCTCAGGCGGCAGGTCTGCCCGTACACCATCGAGCACTAGCATCAGTTCTTTTTAGTGAGCTTGCCTGGCTGCACTCCGGCAGGGGAAGCCTCTGGACTGCCCTCTCTGATAGGTTCTACAGGCTTCATACCGGCCTGCTCCATTACCTTTGGATCATGGATACCCTCAATATGCTCACCCTTCACCCTGGCTTCGTTAAGGTCTTTGACTGGCACCTTGCAGTCTACGGCCGGAAGCCCGAAAGCTCCGCCACCTATGATTAACCGTCCTTCTTCCAGGGCCTTCTGAAGCTTGCGACGGGCGATCTCCTGCTGAAACTTATGGACTATGCCCTGTGCTATCGCAAAGATCACCCCGATATAGAACACCACTACTGTCACCTGTGCCACGTCCAGTAAAAAGTCTTTCATTATAGTTCCTCCAATTGCTGGTTAAGTGTTATTAGATATGAGTCTGCTGCCCTAAAGAGTACGCTCTCGGTCTTGCCCTTCTCAGTGAGCCAATCCATAGCACGCCTGGTTACTTCGATCTCGGTCTCCAGCTCCATACGGACTTCTTTGGCACTCTCCTCTCGCTTTGCCGAGTCTTCTTTCATCTTGTCCAGATCACTCTGGGTAATAGGAGGGTTTAGCGATCGGGCAGTAGTATCAATGGCTTGGTTGGCCGTTTCGTTAAGGGCCTTCTGATGCTCGGCTATCTGTGAGCCGGTCTTAAGCTCTCCAGGTATGGAGTAGCTCGTAATGGTCAGGGTGCCGAAGTCGCACTTGGGACACTTCATGCCCTTGTACCTCTCGCCCATTATAAACCTTTTGCCCTTGATCTGCTCGTCAAACGTACCATCGTCCACTAGGGGGACTGTCTCGATGATAGTGGGGCAGTTGGTGCATCGGGTAGTTATTACCTTGGTCGCCATCTTCCTCCTTACTGGTTTTTATTACGCTTATGTAGGTGTCGTATCGCCTTGTGGATAACCCTGTGCCTGAGATGCTTGGGGGTCACGGTCGGGAACATATGGGCTATCGCCTGCTTGTCCGCTTTGAAGGCCCTCCAGTCATCCTCTACCTTTATGGCTACTTCAGAGGTGATATGGCTGTCCTTAAACATGCGGTAGATCTCATCCGGCACTGCTCGCTTCAGTCGCTTGAGGGGAGGCTCGTCTATGTTTCGCTTCAACATTGTGGATAACTATGTGGATAACGTGTGGATATGTGGAAAACCATAACAGACCATAACGGCTAGGTATATGGCCTGCTAGGTTCCTTTTGGGCTATGAGAGCTCGCTTTTCTCCATAGTTTCCTGCTCCTTCTCGTACTTGGCCCAAGGCTCCTTGATAAGTGCCTCCCAGTCTGGTTCGCTCATCTTTCCTAGATCCTGGTCTGACTCCATCTTCAGGAGTTGCAGTACCCCCTGACGCTCCTCACGCAATGCGTGTTCCTTGTCTTCCTCGGTAAGCACTGGCACTGCCGGTGGGAAGTGACGCTTTTCGAAGTCGGCATAGGTCAGATCCCGTGCCTCCTGCTCGCTGCCTGCCTCCACATCGTGCGTGAAGTCCTGCCCTGCCACCCTGTAGAGGTTGGGGCGGTCTGGATACTGGGATGATCCGTCTTCGTTTACCGGCTTGTATACCCGTGCTGTCGCCACTACTCGCTTCAGTTCTGACTTGCTTTCCATGATCGGTTTGCTTAGGTTGCTTGATTGTTTCTGAATGGGTTAGCTACGCTCTGGCCAGTGCCAGGTGCGAGGCTTCTTGGTCTCATCATACGGCACATTGAGCTCGCTGTAAGGGGTTTCGCCTGGCGAGAATACCGAAAGATGGATGGTATGGTCGCTCTCAGGCATAACCAGTTGGTTACGCTCATCGGGGTTGTAGCTGTCCTGGGTGCAGGTGACTATGGCCGGAAGCTCATAGGTGAACCCACTGCGGCCGTCCGAGACGTAATGCACTATACGCCCTATGCTTGGCTTGTTATCCATGTGATCCTTTCTACTTATCCTTATAAAAACTCAGGTAATCCCACAACGGCTTGAGCTCCCTCGCCCTGAGCCGCCTCTGTTTAATTATTGTACCATCATCCGTTCGGTTTTCGATAGTGCCGTGAGGCGTGTTGGGATCCCAGAAGTCGGTGTACCTGATTACTCCCATCACATGGACGTACCAGTTGAACAGGTCTACCGATACGAAGACATAGTGGTGGACTCGCTTCTTGGTGAAGTCGTAAACCCTTCCGTCGGGCCTTACGGTCTCTTCCTTCACCTTGCACCAGTAGCCTCCGTGCGGCTGTCCGTCGGACTTGGTGGCCTTTATGTCGGCTATCAGCCCTCCGTACTGGCCTGTCTGCAATATGTAGTCGCCTATGTCACCTCTCTGGCCGTCCACGAAGAATGGGGACGGTGAGATGTTTATACCCCTTTCCACCAGGTAGTCATTGAGCACGTTCTGTCCCAGTGCCCCTATGAGGTTGGCATCCTGGGCATAGAGCGTGGTTCCGTGGTCTCCGCCTGCGTAATAGTTGTTAAGGTCGTCAGAGTCCTGGTGTGCCTTCATCAGTTGGGCCTCGGTGTAGGGTATGCTGGTCAGACGCAACGGCCTCGGTGCGTACAGTTTGCCCCTCTCCATGTACACGCTATCTCCCAGGCCTATGCTTTCTCAAGTGGGTGTAACCGTCCTCGGTAAGGAGCTGGTCGTTGAAGATAGCCTCCTCGACTGCCGCCACCTTCAGCTTCAGGTTATTGAAGCCTATCATCCAGCCACGCTCGAAGCCTTGGGCCTCCATCTTGGTATCTGGGAAAACATTGAGATATCCCTTGTCCCTGAGCTGGTCGAGGTACTTTCTTCGGATCGAGAAGATAGGCCCGAATATCCCAAAGGTAGGCACAAGGCTGTTCACCCCGTAGATGTCGGTAATGAACTTCTGCTGCTCTGGGTTATCAAAGAAGAAGGGAAACAGTAGCCAGCCTGATGCCTGGGCCTTCTGCTTGTGCTCAGCCTCCACGAAAGCATCGGCCCACTTTGCGTGCTTGACCTCTAAAGAGTCGTGCATGAAGACGAACCGATCTACCTCTGGGAAGTTCTCATAGGCCCATATATAGGCTCCCGTGTCATAGGAGTAGTCGGAATTGTGGAGAGTGATACGCCCCTTGCTCTGGTCTGCAATGGTTTTCAGGTAAGCCAGGGTTTCGAGGTCAGTTGATCCCGTATCCACGATAGCCAGAGGCCACTCTTTAAAGCTGTGCCCCTGGTCTCTCATAGACCTGAGAAGCCGCTTGATATGGTCTTTGCCATTATTGGTCGCTACAATCAGAAGTCCTTTTGGTTTCATCGTTCTACGCTAAGGGTATATAAAATTGTGTTGGCGAGACCATTATGGCCTTGAGTGTCTTCTTATGCTTTGCCGCCTCGGCCTGAGCAAGTCCCCTGAGGGCTTCTTCCTTACCCATACCTGGATGATCCCTCTGCACTCTGGCTACCATCCTTATAAGCTCGTACTCGCTATAGGGGCAGTCATTGTTTCTGCCCCTTTGCTGGTTCATGTGGTCGTAGTAATGATGAGCTCGGCTGTTGAAGTTGAAAGGACTCCCAGAGAAAGACTGGCCCTCCCTGGTTTGCCTCTCAACCCAATCCCAGAACTCTTGGGCACTGTTCATCGGATCACCCTGTCTAGCGGCATGGGCTTGTAATCCATGAGTATCGCCTCACTGACGATGCCAGGCAAAGCCTTTCCCTCTATGGCTAGTAGCCGGTGAAGGTGGCATAGCTCGTACCCGTGGGCCCTGTGGTCGTTATTGTGCAGGTGGCCGCAGAGGAAACGGGCGGTGGATGGGAAAGCGTCTACCGCAATGGTAGCTATCTTGGGCGGCTCGTGGGTGAAGTAGAGCTGGTGCCCCTTGTAGACCATAGAGAAATCAGTGCAGGCGAAGTCAAACCCGTTCTTCATGTACCACTCCGCTGGCTTCTCATCATGGTTGCCCATAACCAGGATCTTTCGGCCAGGTATGCTGTCCAGATCCTCCTTCAGCTTTTTGGTATCCCAAGTCACATCCCCCAGGTGGATGGTAAGGTCTTCTTCCTTTACGGTCTTTCGCCAGTTATCGAGGATACGCTGGGTATGGTCTTTCGGCCGCTCGCTCCACTCGATGAGCTGGTCATGGTAAAGGTGGGTATCGGTTGTTACATATATCTTACTCATAGC